GGTTTGTCTTCCACAGGAGCGTCAGCTACTGGCTCTACGACAGGCTCTTCGTCTTCTAACTCGTATAGAGCATTTGGACTTTGGTCAAAAAAGTCAGTAACTTGTTTGGTTTCTTCATCAGTGAACGCATCACCAATACGATACGTAAGAATATTTGGAGTTTCAGTATACTCTTCATCTGAAGGAGTAATACCATATTTCTTACCTTTTCTATATAAACAAGCTTTGATTTTAGCTTTCGTGGAATCGGAAAATTTAGAATTATTAAGCAGTCGTAGTCCAGCTTGTACATGAGCTTGGTCATGAGCTGGGAAAGACCGACCCGGTCCACAGAATGCCGAATCAGAGAGTTTATTCCGTGCGGCTGTAGACAGCTGAGCATCTTTAACTATCATCGAATTGTCCTCCATCATTAATTCGGAAATAAGAGCATCCTGATTTTCTAGGAAGTCTTTATAGAGAAGCCATCCATTACCAATATTTAGCCGTAATATCCTAGAGTAAGGATCGGCAGGCATATTAACAAATGAGTCCTCTTTATATTGGATTTCATCTATAATCCAGTAAACGTGTTTTCCACTGTCAGTAGTAGTACCTTTTTCATGTTCACAAAGTCCTTCTTCTGTGAACTCTTGCTTACATACACTACAGTGAACTTTTGTAGTCTTGCTACCTACTGAAACAGTATTGTATAATCCTTTTAGTACTTTTTCTATTGCGTCGGAATCAGATAATCTTATATGTAATTTAACAAAATTTGGCGGCTCATCTTCTAAGACAGAGTCCGTGACAACTGTTGCTCCGATACACCGACCAAGAGGATCATGATGTTTATCATGGTTAATTAACTGAGGCTTATTAAATGGTTTTGTCCAAGTATCGATCCCATCTTTAGCAGCAGACGTTTTATATAGAAACGAATTACCATTAACAAAATCAAGGTGAGCGGCAGCAATTTCAACATCAATAAAGTCTACTGACTGAGAAAACTCTTTAATTTTATTTTTATTCTTTAGTTTGGCCATGCTCGAATAACTCATCGGAGATTTTACATAAACAATTATGTCTATTAGGTAATATCTTATTAAAGTCTAAAGTGCTTAATTCTATGTCTAAATTGGAATGTATAGCACAGTCAGACGCATTAAATAGTATAGATTTTTTACCTAGTTTTCGTAATATTAATATTTTAGCAATATTCTCTAGTTTGTCTGTAGAAGTAATACTTGTAATAAAGGAATCATAAAAATACTTAAATTTAAACTCATCTTCAATAGTTATAAGTCTATCGACTTTATCTATTGTGCGTGAACGCATCCAAGAACTAAACGAGTCTAGCGAGTCACTGTCAATAATAAATTTATCTACATGATAGTATTCGCAGTAAGAGTCTACGGTATGTTGTAGTTGTTTTGGTATGTTTGTTGTAATTTCTGTAAGTGCTAATTCTTTAAATTTGTTTTTGTTTAGTTTAACTTTAAAACCTTCACCATCAAAAAGATTTATTGAGATGGAGTCGAGTCTATTGAGTACATGGTCCAAAGCGTCTCGTCTGATTTTCGGCCTTCCTGCTGATGTACCATGCTGGTTAGTAGGACGAGAGAGTTGCGTGTTAGTTTTTGAATTGGATGTACGCCGTTTAGAATTCTTAGTGTTTCCGGTTGACTTAGACTTAGCTCTAGTACCGCCACCAGCAGATCCGCTAACGGGCTTGGCTGCAGCCACTTCTTTTTGAATTCTACCTTCCTCTTGTAAGACCGGCATGTCGTCATGATAGATAATGGTGTCGAGATCATCAATTTCCGCCTCATATTCCATGGCCAATCTGGCCTCGGTCCTAGTAATAAGACCATTTTGATATTTTTGAATTTCTTGTGTTTCTTTTTTAATTTGAGCTTCGAGGTCAATTTCTGGGAAATTAAATTCTAACTCAAGATCTTCAGGATTAAACTTTCCGTCTAATAACAACTCAAATAACAATTCTTGTTCTATTTTATTTTTAATAGTCTGTTGATAAGATTTTGTAATTGTCTGCATTGTAAGGTCTAATACTTCTGCCGTATTTCTATTAGACGATTCTGATTCGCCCATAGCAATCGGAGACACTCCAAGACCTGCATATATTCTACGCTTAAAATGTTCAACAAACTTCATTATATCTATAGGATCATTATTATTAGTAGCCGCTGTCATGTCGTGTGTATGTGGAACTACAACAATTCCATACGTAGGCATGTGGTCTATTCTCGTTTTAACAGCATCAACTTCATGTGGTTGTGCTGGATGTTGGTCAGTTCCTACCTTATATAAATATAAAGGAATAGAATATTGAAACCCCAAAATCTCTATTTCTTCTTCTAATTTTCTAAGGGCCCTAAGATCATCAAGACATTGATTAATATTAGACTGACCTGCAAACGTTCCAGGAACTCTATTATATGTAATATGAATAACTTCATCTGCCCGCCAAAGATTATAGTCTCCGTTAACAAACTGTTTATAATATCGAACTTGATTTTCTTGGTCTATACCATATTCTATAGTTGTGGCATCGGCCACAAACAATCCGACAATTGGATTTTGTTCTTTATTATAGACCTTATATTTATCACCTAATCTAGACAGATTAGCTTTATGAACTTTAATTATATACGCGTTTCCGTATGATACCAACTGTCTAGCTGCTTCAGCTATTACTTCATTTAATCTTTTACCTGTTAGTCTTTCTATTTCTCTGACACGTTTTTTAGCATATCGTTGAAGATTATCATCTTTAGACGATATCTCAAATCCATTTTTTAGTATCTGTTCTACAAATATGGTCACACTTCTATTCAAAAGACTATCCATATAAATAGCGTTTGCTATTGTAGGTAAGTCATATTCGGGTGTAACAAACACTGTGTTTTTTGGCCAATTAGGCCGTCTTATATAAGTGCCTAAATACTGAGGAGTGCTAAATGGAATTACAGGATTTTTAATCTGTGCATCTTTAATAGTTCCATCTATAGTCACTCTAGTACCAGGACCAGCATCATTACTAGTGAGTTCTTTAACTGGTAAATTAAACATTCTACTTATAAGATTCATATTATTTTATCCCAAATCTTCGTGAGACATCTTGCACAGCAGAGGCAAGTTCTTTAATATTAAGTATGTATCCACAGTCTCGACCAGCAATGTGTGGATTATCACTTAGTGTTCCTTGTATATTATCTAGACTACTAGTAAAACCAGTCAGCTGATTAGCTAACTCTGGTGAAAGACCTAACTGTTTTTGTAGAAAGTTACTGATTTCATTATTACTCGGTGCACTATAAGGTGACTGATTTCCTGCACCTGTAGATGCTCCACTGCTGTCTCTTAGTATAGTTCCATTGTCTCCCACTATCGCATTTAAATTAGATAATGAACCATTTTGATTATTATTATCGCTTGGCATTCCTTTAAATAATCCAAACCATGGATCATTTTCTCCTGTCTCAGAAGGTGTAAGTCCTTGATCTGGAAGCTGATCATCTACATCAATACACATAGAAATATCAAGAGTTGCAGATTTTAATTGAACTAATAGGCTTCTAACAGACTTAAGAAAATCTAATACTTTAGTTCTATCTATAATATCTTGATCTACTACATTCTGCCATTTTAATTTTCTATTAGAAATGAATCCATCTATTAATTTTTTAAACCAATTAAAAAATTTACCAGTTACTCCATAATCATGTAGATATGTTCTAATAAATCTAATCAAGTCCATGAAAGGTAAACATTTTAGTGCTGGCGAGTTACCAAGATTATCTTGTACAGTTTGTAATATCCAGTTAATAGCTGTATCTCTAAGAGTAAAAATTATTTCTTGAAGCACCATCATTAAAGCACTCATGACAGATTCCATCAACATAGCAGAAAAATCTAAGGAAGGAAATACAAAATCTTTAATGTCCATCTCTAAAAATAGAATAATTGCATCAATTATAAAGATTAACGAATCTAAAGAATCTCCAGCCGAGCCACTAGCGAATGGATTTAGACTAGATAAATTTTCTTTATCTCCATCTGATCCGCGTAAAGTTTCTTGTAATTTTTTATAATTTTCAATATCATTAGCACCAGCAACGGATAAAAATATATTTTTAATAAGACAACATAAAGTATCAGGAGAGCCATACATAGAAGATAAAAGATTAGTCATGTCTCTCATCAAATCTTTTAAGATAGGATTATCTACTTCGGTAACTAATCTATTTAATAAAGCGTCTGGAGCTATTCTTATAAGATTGCTAACAGCATCAACTGGAGACGTTCCAGCTAATGTGTCCGTTGCTCTATTAAATGCATCGGTTGCCGTTTCTATACTCGGAGCAGGTCTAGCCTGTTCTTCTGCTGTGTTATTATTTATTGCCATCAGTTGTCTCGCTTGCTTCTTTTTTACCAGCTTTAGTTAAGTTACGCATTTTCTTATTATTGTATCTCATATTAAATATTTTATTTTTAAGGTCTCGCGTATTTTGTTCAAACTGTTGAGTATCTTCATTATCCACAAGCATTCGACATAGAAATTTTTCTAACTCTACGTGATCTCGGAGTTCAGTTATTTTTTGTCTAAGCTGCATCGCAACAGGAGTATATCCATGTTTATTAATTTTCATGATGTTCCTTATGTAAGTGAACCCAAATTACCAGTTGTTGCTCCGGTAAATGAAGCAGCATCTGCTGGCGTATTAGTATAATCTGCATAACTAAGAGAATCTCTGGCAACAGCTTCTAGAATAGTAATAGCGTGTTGAGCACATTCGGGTGGTGTATCTGGCCCTTCGGGTTCCATATCTTTAAATATTTTACCCCAAAAACTAGCATCGAAACAACCATCAAGACCATCAGGAAATATTTTATTAAAACTGGTCTTAGCATCTTTTGTACTATTTACGTTATCTGCCATATTAAGTGCGTCATCTGGAGGTATATATCCATCGGGACAGTCTTCTGATTCTGAACTTTTACAGAACGCAGTCAGCAAAATTGACTTACCTTTAGTGCTAGAAGTTTTACGTGTATCTATTACATATAAACCTTCTTCTGGTTTATATGGACTCCACGCTTTTTTAGGAATTCTACATAGTAGTGCTATCTTCCATCTATTTAATAATTTATGGACAGGTCCATATTTTTCTAAATTATCTACCGTTGGTTTTTTCCATTTAAATATTAAAATCGGAGCATCTATCGGCTTAGCAATTAGCTTTTCAGTTGTTCCTAAAGTGAAAGATACAGTTCTTCCCCATATTAAATTCCACCACAGCATGTTAAATAAATATTTAACCATCTGTTTCATTTTCTTGTCGAAGTCATTTTTTGACTTTTCTACAGAATCAAACGGTGGGTTATTGTTATCTGTTGAATTATATGGTGTGTCACTATTAGCACTAACATTCCACGCATTAACCATAGAATGTGTTACTTCATCACAATTAAGAAATGGACCATCTATCGTCCCATCCCCAGTAGCAGCTAATAAGAATGGATCATATCCAAGTCTCATTAATGGTAAAGCATTAAGTATTGCTTCTGCAGTATCTATTGTATCTCTTGTAATGTCTGGACTTCCATCAGAGTTTAATGCTTTAGCGGCTTCTGCTATTGCGTCGGAAGCTGGTGGTATTCTTGTATTCTTTGTAAGATCATCGTATAAATCTTCTAGTTGTTTTACTAGAGTTTCCATTCCACGAACGTGGTCTACGTAGTCTTCTAGTTTATGTTCGGTTACTATTTGGTCTCTAGTAGGTAGGTCTTCCGCAGTAGAAATTCCATTTGCTGTAGTATTTTTTAACGGAAACTGAACACGACTAGCAACCCGAAGTTTATCTACCAAATCCGCAGGTATTTCTTGTCCTACAATTCTATCTAATGATATAAATTTTCGAATTTCATCTGACATTAAAATGTTCTCCTGAATCCAGTACCTACTATGCTTCGAGTCCTATTTCCTCGACTCCAACCAGGTAATGAAAAATTTCTAGTAGTTGTTCTTCGTTCTGCAGTTTTTTCTGGATCTTCTATTGCTTGAGTTTGTTTTACAAAGTTTTTTGTTTCAGATGGTTGTTGTCTCATTGGAGCATTTTCTAACATCGGATTAGCCATAAACTTAATTTTATTTTCGTATCGCGTAGCTAATAGTATAGTATGTTGCATCTGAAATCCATGAATGGCTAGGTTAAAAGCATCCAAAATATGGTCTTCACCTACATACGTGAAGTCTCCTCGAACAGTAATATTTTTAACACAGTACGTTCTCATCTGTTCTACTAGTCTGTGATTTACATCTTCCTCTCGTGGAAGACAAAATATACCTTGTTCTAGATAATTAGCAGAGGTATTAACCATCATAGACTTAGCACGTTTCTTAACTGTCTGTCGTAGTATAGGGTCATAATGTTCTATATTAGAACCAGCATCGACAATATGTAATTTTCTATTAATTGCTAGTTCCGGATGTTGTCTTCCATAAAGTGTAAGTTCTTCTATATTAGTATCTCCTGCACCATAGTCTACATATACGAAGTCTATTTCATATTTTCTCATACACTTAATAATTTCTAAACGAGTTTCTCGTTGAGTTGCTTCTTCTGCTTTAACACCTCTACGATAAAAGACTCTAAACTTACCGGTACAATCGTATAAAAAGTCTTCATTTTTAGTATGATCAAAATAGGAAATATACGTAGGAACCTTACAGTATTCTAGTACTACTACTTGTCCACCGTGAGTATATGTATTCCAGTCGACACCAATTATATAAATATTTCCTGGAAT